TCCGGCGCGAACGTTGAACACCGTCGGCTTTGCTCCACCATGCCACACCGGCCCAACCGTGTACCCCGCCTTTACCGCCGCCTCATCGACCATCCGCTGCGCGGCAGCCGTGTCGCCCTTCTGCACCGCCGAGAGGTAGGCGGCGTCCTGCTCCGGAGTGATCTTCGGGCTGAAGAGGAGGTCCTTCTCGGTCGAGAGGCGCTCGACGGTGGCGACGCGGTTCGCGTTGTCAGTGTAGGTCTCGACCGCGAGGCCCGCCTGCCTGAGAGCGTCCACGACCTCAGGCGAGGTGGACTCCGGCACCACGGCGGCCCGGAACTCGTTCAGGGTCACGGCGCGTTGCGGCTTCGCCTCGAAGTACTCCGTCGGGGCGGTGGCCAGCTTCGTCGCGAAGTCCCGGACCGCCTTCACCAGGCTGTCTGGGACACGCTTGAACCCTGCCGCCGATAGGAGGGCTCCGGTCGTGGCAGGGCGCTTGGCGGCCTTGCCGACGGCCTCGGACAGGCGGTCAAGGCGCTCGAACGCGCCCGCCTCCGGGTTGAAGTACTGGAGCCTGTCCGACAGCTCCGAGAACTCCCGCGACTGGGCGTCCTTGAACGCCCGCATGCTTTCGCTGTCGGTTAGCGAGCCCCTCTCAGAGCGCACGGCTTCCAAGCTGGGAAGCGCCTTGGCCGAGTCGGAGCGGGCCTTACCGAGCGAGTAGGTCATGCCCCTCTCGCGAGCCCGGGGGTCGCCCGACATCTCCTCGACCAGGGTGTCGAGAGCGTAGGGCTTCTTGGTGCGGCCGGAGAGCAGCTTCTGGTCGGTCTCGAAGGTGTCGGCAACCAGACCGTCCACCCACTGCTCGAACTCGGCCTTGAGAGGTGTGAGCTGCTCGCGGATCCAGTCCTGGATGCCGTACCTGTCGATTTCCTGCTCGTTCTTCGCGACGGTGGCCAGATCGTCCACGATGTCGCTGATGTAGCGAAACGGGAACGGAGTGCCTCGGGCACCGTAGGACTTTTCCATGAGCCCGTTCAGGCGCTGCTTTTGCTCCTCGGTGATGCCTTCCAGATCGCTCATCCGCCCCGCGACCGCCAGGTCCCGGACGGCGTCTCCGGCGGCAATGCCTTCTGGCGTTTGGAGGAAGTCGTAGAGGTCGCTGGAATGCTGCGACAGCACTGCCAGGCTCGGGTCTGCGAGCTGCTCCCGACTCAGGGAGCGGTTCCGAAGGTTGGGGTCCTTCATCAGGCGCGGCACCTCGATACCCCTCTGGGTGAGGAAGGCGGCCTGCACGTCCGGGGCGCCGGCCAGCTTGCGACGTGTCTCCAGCACGTTGTTCTCCCCCTTCTCGACCACCATGTCGTAGGCGCGTTCGCCTGGGGCGAGGTCGCTCCATGTCTGGAAACCCTTCGGGAGGAGTTCCTTCATCCGCTTCGAGAGCCTGTCCCGTGCTCCGCGCTTCACGGCCTGGAAAGGGCGCGGCTGGCGCGGAGAGTACACGTCCGCGTTGTAGACCTTGTTGCGGGGATCCGCCTGGGGGTCGATGGCCGACTTGTCCGCGATGAGCGTGATGTCGCCGAAGCCCGTGAAGGCCGTGTCCTTCTTGGTGATGCCGAGGCTGGGCACTGGGATGCCGCCGAGCTTCAAGGCAGCGCGGATGCCTTCCTCGGTGGTGTTGTGCAGGGCCACCAGGTTCCGATCGACCTTCGGGCTGAAGCGGATGTCTTCCTTTGCTTGGTCGAACCGCTGCGACAGCGGGATGACGTTTCCGGCGTCGTCGCGGGTGATGGGATCGGCCAACTTGATTCGATCGGGGTCGAGCACGGCATAGGAATCGATCCCCTCCCGCTCCTGGAGCTTGAAGACTCTGAACCCTTGGCTGATCAGCTCCGCTCCAGCGTCGGCCGCCGGGTAGTCAAAGATCTCCCAAGTGAGATCTTTCTTGGGGTCGAACCGCGGCGACTTTCGGGCCGGATCCAGCTCCTGCATTTCACGGAACAGGTCCTCGTCTGCCGCCCATCCTCCAGCCTCATTGAACGCCCGGACCAGCTCCTTGTACTGCGGAGATTCTGGATCGGACAAATCGGCCACCTTGTCATCAGCTCTGAGGTAGAACGATCTCAGGTTGGACCCATAGCCCCGAGCGTACTCCTTGTCGGCGGTGAAGTACGAAGCCCCAGCCCTGCCGGGCTCAAACTCGGTGAACTCGTCGCCGGTCCCGTGCCATAGAGGGCCCAGCGTGTACCCCGCCGCCTTCGCCGCCTCATCCACCATCCGCTGCGCTGCCTGGGTGTCGCCCTTCTGCACCGCGTCGAGGTAGGCGGCGTCCTGCTCCGGAGTGATCTGCGGGCTGAACCGCTCCTGTCCCTTGGTGCTGATGGACTGGGCCATCTCAGGGGTGATGGAGACCTTCCAGAATGGGGTCTTCGCTTCTCCAGAGGACTTCACCTTGTAGCCCGCGCCCGCGTCGGGAGGTGCGACGTCCAACTCCGCCTTCTCGACCTTCCCTCCCCACTGCTTGACGTACTTCTGGACCTCGTTGGGGAGGATCTTGTCGTAGAAGCCGCGCATGCCCTCTCCGCCAACCTTGAGATCAACCCCGCCCAAGGAACGGCGGGTGCCGAAAGCCGGTTGCGCGAGAAGTTTCTCCGCAGCCTCCTTGCCGATGTACTCTGGCAACTGCTCGGGTGATACGCCCGTTTGCTCAATGACCGTCTTGCCGTTGAGGTCGTAGGCTTTCAGGTTCGTGCCGGAATAGTGGATCTCGGAGATCCGCTTGCTCAGGTCAAACCGAGTCGCCTGGGTGTCGCCGGTAGTCCAGCCGACCCACCCCTGCCCGTTGGCCACCGCTTCCCGAAGAGCCCGTTTGAACATCTGAAGGCCCCAGTCCTTACGGAACGGCGCGTCAGGGACTCCGGTCTGGCCCCCGGTCTTTGAATTGATGTCGGACGACAGCGTGGTGATCTCGTCCTGCTGTGCTGGCGTCCGGTCTTTGGCGGGAATCTTGAGCAGCTCATCGAGGCGAGACTGCATCTGCTCCTTTGTTTGAGCGTACCCTTTCTGACGGCCCTCTTGATGGCGGTCGCTCTGGACCTCTTCGATGAACAGGCCCGGCCGCCCGTCAGCATCGACACGGTCCTTGAGTCGCATGTGCGCCACGTAGTTAGAGGTGTCGAAATGGCGAGACTTGTAGCTCCCGCGCTCCCGATCGAACACGGCCCCCCTGTTGAGAGATTCCAAGGCACCTGCCACGGCCTCTTGTTCGGTGTTGAACAGGCCGTCAAGGCGGCTGTGGTTGAACCCGACCTTGAAGCCGGACTTGTCGGACACCCAATACCCCTCCTTCGTCCCCGACTTCTGGAGCTTTGGCTGATACCCGGGAGGCAGTTCAGTCAGTTTCTTCTCCGGCATCGCCAGCACGACTTCGCGATAGTCCTCACCACCCGGCAAAGTGTAGTCGGCGTATTGAGAGTAGCCCGTATCGTCACGTTCCGAGCTGAAAACCTCTTGGCGCAACGGAACGCGGTTCTTCTGGAGTGCCTGCATCAGGGCCTCCTTGGGGACCTTGCCACCGTTCTGCGCGGCGAGCTGGTCGATGACCTCGTCGGCCTTCGTCCACTTCATCTCCTCGGCCTTGACGCCGCGGTTCCGGAGCACTGCCTTCAACTGGGCGGCCGGCATCGAAGCACCCTTCATCTCGTCGCCGATGACCTGCTCCAGCTTCGAGTAGAAGCCCTTCTCCGGGCTCTGGGCGACGCCGGGGCTGAACAGGAGCTTCTCCCCAGCGTTGCGAACGACCTGGTCCTCGGAAGCCTCTCGGGGCGGGGTCTCGAACAGCCTCGGGGGCCGCATCATCGCATCGCGAAGTCCGCCGAATCCGGGGATGAACGCATCGTCCAAGATGCCGTCCCTGACCAGTTGCTCGAACATCACCGCGTCCGACTCGAACGACCCATACGCCACTGCCGATGAGGCTCCGTTGGCGATGGCGAACTTGCGGACTTCCTCGGCGAACTTCTTGGAGTCGATGTTCGGGGAGATCTCGCCAACCGCTTTGATGTACTTGCGAGGATCCAGAAAGAGGATCATCCGAGACGGGTTGTTGGGGTTGGCAAACGCTGCCCCCACGCGAGCCAGCGCCGACGGCCCAACGATTTCAGCGTCCCAGATTGGCTTGTTGAGCCACTTGTCGGGGCCCGGCGCGGGCACCTGCACTCGATCCACGCTGCCGAAGCTCGTAATGATGTGGTGGTCGGTGTGGTTGGTAACGACGTGGCCCAAGAAGCGCAGCGTCGCGAGCGGGGAGCTTCGGAATCCAACCCACGACAGAATCGACTTCGTTGCCCGGACGTCCGGCTCGGAGGGGGTAGAGATGCCGGAAGGATGGTTGTGGGTCCAGAATAGGCTGTCCGCACCGGACGCGACCGCCATCTTCGAGAGTTGGTCGATGTCTAAACCTTTCGTCAGCATGTGGACCGCGTCCGGCTGACGGACCGTCGTGTTCGCGACGGCCACCACTTTGCCTTCCTTCACGAACACCCACCGCATCGCCTCGAAGGCCGGGTTCCGGAACAGCGCGGCGACGGCGTGGCGGTCCTGGGCGGTCGCGGCCGACATCCCGATCGGGTTTACGGGACCGCGCTTCAGTAGGCGCTTGATGCGGCTGGCAGTGATCGAGAACGTGGTCGGCGCGTCCTTCGGTTGGCGAGGTGCTCGCGGGGCGGGCGAGGGCTTCTCAGGGGCCAGCGCCTCCTCCGTTCCGAGCTGATCCACGGCCTTGTTGAAGTTCAGCTCGAGCTGCTCGGGCGGGACCACCTGCGGGCTCAGGTTCCGGACCTGCTTGCTGTAGTCGGGCTTCTGGTAACCCGTCACGTCGCTCGGCTCGACGGTCTGGAGACGGTCGGCGCGGTAGGAGCGCACGATGCCCTGACGGTCCTTGCCCTTGGCCTGGGGCCGCAGCGGGTTCAGCGCCTCGAAGGTGCGATTGCCGCCCACCAGGAAGACGTTGATGACGTTCCGCTTCATCTCGCCGATGCCGTCCGACCCCGGTCGGCCCTCAGCGTGGTTCTTCAGGTAGGTCTGGACGTCGGCCTTGAAGGTGCTCAGGTCGCCGTTCCACAGCTCAAGACTTAGGGGACCCTTTCGGCCTGCCCAGTCGGAGGCCTTCCGGTCCAGAGCCGTCAGGCTGTAGTTCTGCACCAGGAGGTTGCCCTGCTTGTCGACCTTGAACGCGAAGGGGATGAAGTCCTTGTACTGGGCTTCCATCGCGCCCAGGGACTCGCGGACGCTCGCGGCCCAGCCGTCGCCCGTGCCGATCTGCTGATACCAGCCGGCCATCGTCTCGTTGTTCGCGATCGCCTGCTCGACGCGGCGGAGCATGTTCTTGGTGCCCTCGCCGAAGCTGCGGGCCGTCGCGTAGAACTGCTCGCCCAGTCGGGTGCCGGTCTTCTCGGTCAGCCCCGACGGGCCTTGGCGGACGCCGACGTTGCTCGCCTGCGGGTTGGCGTTTCCGGAGGGCGGGACGTCCGGGAACAGCGTCAGCACTTCCTTTCGGCGGTTCCGGACGCGGGCCCGGACGACCGGGACGGGCGTCTCGCGGGTCTGGCCGTTCACGACATCGACAAAGTCGTTGCCCTGAGTGCCGTCGGCTCGGGTCTCGGTCGGGAGGGCAGGGTGGTTGCCGGCCTGCTCGGGCCGGAGCCTCACGCCGGGCTCCTTCTGCATGTCCACGGCCGGCCGGAACTCCGAGGCCGCCTGGAACTGCTGTCGCACCAAGTCGAGGGTGGCCGGATCCTTGAGCACTTTCCGCACGTCAGCATCCCGGAAGAACGACTGCGTGTCGGTGCGCCCTAAGACGACGGGAAGCGCCTCGTTCAGGTTCACTCCGCGGAGACCGTTGGCCATCGCCTCGGAGAACAGTTCGCCGACGATGAAGGCGTCGTCCTGCGGGATCGTGCGCCCGAGGGCCTGCTGGTAGTCCTGGCGAGCGCGGGCCATGCCGTCGGGACCGAGAGCCTGCCGGAAGTGCTGGATGATTGCCGGATTCGAGGCGGCGACCGACGCCATGAGGGCATGGCCGATCTCATGGAGCTGCCGGCCGGCGGCATCTACAGCCTCCAGGTTGACGGCGACGCGCCCTGTGGACTCGTCAAAGTAGGCCGCCGCGTTCGGATCCTTCGACGACTTTGCGAACTGGGCCGCATCCATCAGGTCGACCTTCAGGTCCTGACGTCCGGCCAGCATTCCCTGGAACGTCTGCTCCAGGATGACCGACGAGTGCATCAGTTCATCCGGGGTGGACGCAACGACCAAGGGGTCCGCACCCGCTTGGATCGACTCGGAGGCCTTCCGCATCGAGTCGTAGGCGAAAGCCAGAGCCTTCCGCTCACGCGACATCCGGCGGAGCGCCGGGAGGGTGCCCGCGCCGCCGAGCAGGCCGCCGACGCCCGCTTCGCCGCCGATCTCCTCGCCCGACTTGCTGGTGTCTAGGCCGGTGAGCAGTGCGTCGGTGGCCGCGCCCTCGACGACGCCCTTGCCGAGGTCGCTGCCGACCCGCAGGCCCGTCTCGACCATCTGGCCGGCCTTCAGCTTGCCGACGACGTTGGCCGTCACACCCCGGACAAGCCACTGGGGCGCGTTCGGGTCCTTGGCGATCTGCCGCCAGACGGGGATCGAGGAGTCCCAGTCCGCGTCCGCGATGGTGCGGAGCGCCGTGCCGGCCCGGGAGGCATTCTCCGACCACCGAGCAGCCTTTCGGATCGCTTCGGGCACCTGGGAACCGGCGAGGGCCCCCAAGGGACCACTCGACGCGCCTGCGACGGCGCTGGCGGCACTCAGGGTGCCTTCGTATTTGTCCGCAAGCTCGCCAACCTTGCCGGCGGCCCTCTCCACCAGCTTTCCGCCGGTCTCGGCAGCCCGGCCGGCGGCCCCAATGCCCCGCTGGAATGCCCCCGGGCCCGCCTGAGCAGCTTCTGCGGCTTTCTTCGCAAACAGCGACTGGGCCCGCTTCGACTCCGAAGGCGGGGTCAATTGGATCGAGGGCGTCTGGAGGGGCGGGGCAGTCTCGTCGCTGCGCTGAACGGCCTCTTCCCAGGCCTTGCGGTTGTTCTCGGCGATGCGGGCGGCGCTGCCTTTGGCCTGTTGGGCCTTCGCAATCGTCGCTGCCTTGCCGCCCATCTCCAGAATGGGGGTGCCCAGCTTCTTGGTGATCCCGGGGGCTACCTTTTCGCCAATGCGAGTGCCGAGCCTGACCGCTCGGGATTGGAGAAGACCCGGGTCGGCCACCATCGACGCCAGCTCGGTGGTCTGGGCAAGGTCCTTCGGTGGGGTAACCGCCTTACCGAGCTTTTCGGCAATGGTGGTGTCTCCGCCTGTGGCCAAGTCAGCAACAGACGTGACCACCTCCCCGAGCAGAGAACGATCTCCCTTCTGTAAGGCCTCGCGATCCGCCGCCTGCGCCGCGTCGCGGGCTTGAGCTTCGCGAATGACCGCAGCAGCCTGCCGGGGAAACACCTGAAGCATGGACAGCGTCCGGTCCATGCTGGGGCCCGCAAACTGCCAAGCGTTTTCGACCGCCCGGTCCACCGTGGGCAGGAACCCCTCTTCCGCGACTGCTCGACGCAAGACTCGGTAAGGGTCGAGTACCTGAGACTCGAACACATCCTTACCAAGTTGCCCAAGGTCGGCCGCACCGCGGAGAACCGCTTCACCAGCCACCCTCGACGCATCCGTACCGGGAAGGTCGGGTTTGAGGTCCGGCGGAGCTGTCATCCGTCCGGCCAGCTCGCCAGCCGCGCCCGAGACTTGGCCCGCGAAGTCCGAAATGCCCTGCACGGCCCCCCGGGCATACGCCATCGGGTTTAGGCGGGATTTTACGGCCTCAGTACGGGCCTCGACGGCCTGCTGCGTCTCCAGCTCCTCCGGACTGACCACAGGAGCGTCGGCGATGAAGGGCTTGGAGCCGGCGGTCTTGATAGCAGGGTAGTTGGCGATGAAGGGCATGGCTTATGGCTTGCGTTTGACCTCCCCCGAATCATCAAGGAACAGGGTTCCGGATGGCAGGGCGTTGAACTCGGCTTCTGATCGGACCCGTTCTACTCCGGGCGGCAGCGAAGGCCCCCCGGCCGGGGCCTCGAGGCCGAGGTCGACGGCTCGAGTGTTGAGGTCGTTCACCAGGCGATCGATCGCGTTCTTGGCGACCGTGTCGTCCGCGGTCATGCCGAGCGGCACCATGAACTTCTTGGTCGCGTTGACTTCGCCCTCACGCGCCACGCTGCCGGGGTCCAAGACCTTGGCCATGCTGATCGCCAGCAGGTAGGGGTTCTGCTCCAAAAGGGCCGCGTCTTGGGCGTTTCCAAACCGGCTTTCCCAGGTCCCGCTCCGGTCAATCGCGTCCTTCAGCTCCTGGGCGTACCGGCGGGCGGCCTTCAGGTTTTGGAGCGTGACGGTCTTGTCCGAAATCTTGGTCGCCGACTCCGGCTGGTTGTATGGAGACAACTTCACCTCGTTCGACTTCGGGTCGATCGTCCGGATGAACTGCCCTTGTCCCCCGCTGGGGAGCGGAAGATCCACGATCTGCGGCTCGGTCACCGGATAGGTGCGCTCAAAAGTAGGGCCGGTCGGCCCCACCGAGCCAATGCGCCAGCCCGGAGTTGCCGCAGGGGCCGCAGGGGCCGCAGGGGCCGCAGGCACTCCTCCAGGAGCGGCGGGGGCCATTACGTCCGGGGCCGGCCCGCTGACAGGAGGAATGCCTCCGGCCGCAGCGTCCGGCCGGCCCAGAAACATTTCGTAATAGTTCGGCTTCAGCTCCTCGGCTTTCCCGTCTTCGCTGATCAGGAACCGTTTCCCTCCGATGTCCCTGACGACCGGCTCCCCTGGGATGCGCTCGAAGGTAAAGTCCGTTCCGCCGAACTCGTTCCGAGTGCCCGTCTTGGCCCGCATGCCTGCGGGCACCTGCGGGGGCTGAAGGCTCTTGTCGATCGCGCCTTTCTTGATGCCGAGAAGCTCAAGGTCGAGCTTGTGTCGAGCAGCGTCGCGGGCGGCCCGCTCCCGCTCGATGTCGAGCCGGTCCTTCTCGTAGCCCATCCGCTGCTCCTCGAGCTGCTGCCGGCGCTTGCGCTCCTTCGACTCCGCGAGCATGCCCATGCCCTGCTGGAACGCCTGAAATCCGCTGGTCCAATCGCTCATGGTTCCTCCTTACAAAAGTCCTGCTGCACTTGCTGCACCTGCCGCGCCGAGACCCTGCAAGATGTAGTCGCCCGCGCCCGGCTTGTAGTACTGGTTGCCATTCATGGCCGGGGGCTCGCCGCTTGCCAGCGTCTTCACCAGGTTGGCGATGGTGTCGTAGCCCGCGTACTCGAGGCCGGGGATAGCCTGGAGCATCTCCACCGGGCGCGATGCAGCACTCGAGACGATCTGAGGGGCGGCCATCTGAAGTCCGCGCTCCCGGGCGTAGTTCTCGGCCTGCGTCTGAGCCTCGGTGGCCCCCATTGCAGCCTGGCGCATCGCCTCCTGCCGACCGATCTGGGCCTCCAGAGCCGCCGCGGTGCCCTCCTGGGCGAGTTGGTTGCCGGTCCCGAAGGTCTGGCCCGCCCGGCTGAACTGGGCGCGGGAGGCGTTCTGGGCCGACGCGAGGTTGGCGCGGGCGTCCGCAGCACCTGCCTGGGCGGCCGTGTTGGATGCCGCACGGGTAGCGGCTAGGCTCCGGTCCAGCAGCGGGCTGCGGAGGTAGTCCCCGCGCATCACACTCCTGCCGAACTGGCCGACAGGAGCCATGGCTCGCGCCCCCGTCCGGGCCGCCGCGACGGCTTCCTGAGCGCCGGCCCCGGCACGGCCTTGGATGCCTGGCAGGGCATCGAACACGTATTTCCGAAGAGCCTGGCCCCCGCTCTGGCTGTAGAGCGGGTCCATCTCCTTCGGGTCGGCTTGCTTGGTATCTCCGCAAAATCCCATAGATCCTCCTGTGTGCTATCCCAGCCGGGTCCAAGGACCCGGCTTCGGTTTCTCGTCCGACAAGTACCCCACCCAGATCCCCCGATCCGGGTCCGAGAAGATCGTATCTTTCGGGGGCCGATTGACCAGCGGGTTCCAGCCCCGGTAGTCGACAGCATACGGGTTGAGCTTCGGCGCGGGCGGCGCAGGCGCAGCCGGCGTCGGGGCGGGCGGCGTCGGGGCGGGCATTCCCCCGGCCGGGCGCGGTCGTCGACTTCCAAAGCATCCCATGGTCAGAAATCGTAAGAGAACAGCGGCTTCCTGGGCGGGACGGGCAAGAGCATCGGTGCCTTCCACGATTTCCCAACCGGCTCGGCGCTCGAAGGACTTCGGAAGCCCTGGTTGAAGGCGCCGATGAACGGAGACGCCATACCCTTCAACGATTTTGCTCCGGCCCCTAGAAGCTGGAAAGGAGCTTTCACGACGTTGTTGATGGCGTCCTGGGCGGTGAGCGCGGGGCCAGACAAGGCCGTGGGTTCCGCCAACTGGGAGAAACGCTCCCGGTCACGTATCCGACGGGCGAGGTCCATGCTCCCGCCAAAGCTCTGAAATCCGCTGCTCCAGTCGTCCATAAAGTACTCCTTGTTGGGACCCTATGTTGAGGGAGCCGGAATCGTCCAGACCTTAGTCCCAGCAGTACTCGCGATGCTTCTCGGACATCGCGTTCATGTGGGCCGGTCCCCCGCAGAGGTAGGCGACCTGGAAGAAGAAGTTCTGGTAGCCGCTCTTGATCACCTCGGCGGCCATCTGGTCCTTGATGTCGCTCCGCTTCCTCCAGGCCTCGCTGTCGATCCACTCCATCACGCCCGTGCGGAAGGTGCCCAACAGCACGTCCCGGTTCGCCTGGAAGAATGGGTTGGCCGAGACGGCCTCGGTGAAGACCACCAGGGTGAGTCCGACCGTGCGGGCGTCCACCTCCTGATCTCGATCCACCAGGTCATCGATGACGTGGAGGAACTGGTACACCGCCCAGCAGGCGTGAAAGGCGTTCTGGTCTCCACAGCACACCTCGGTAAAGATCGTGTCGATCTTCTGCTTGTGATCGGGACTCATCCTACGCTTTTACCGTCGAGCTGGGTCTGAAGCTCCCGGACACACTCGGCCAGGTTGCGGATCGTCTGTTCCACCTCTCGGGTGTACGCAGCCATCGCAGTTTTCTCATCCTCGGACAAGCGAGAGATGGGCGGCCACCGGACTGCGGGCGCTACGATGGAGTTTCCGACCTTCTTGATGAGCTTGATCGTGGTGGGCATCAGTAGGCTCCTCCCTTGCGGGCGGTGATGTGGTAGCCGGAAACGCCCCAGTTGGCTCCGACGCTCTCCGAAGAGAACCGCACTCGAATGTACCGACCGCTGACGGTGGCGTTGACCTTGGTGGGCTCCGACCCGGCCGACGAGACGAGCAGGTTCTGGGGCACCGACCAACGGATGGGGCTGTTGAGGTTGTCCCTCGCGCCGATGGTCACTTGGAGAGTGGCGTCGCTCGGGACATTCTCCTTGCCGTTCAGGACGATGTACACGGTGTCCACGTACTTCCAGATGGTGGGGTCACCGAAATCGAAGTCCGGCGTCTCGGCGGAGCTGGGAATCGGGTCCGGGTTGCAGTCGTCCCGGGAGGAGCGCGACCAGACCCGGCCGTGGACCAAGAGGCGGGGCACTGTCTTGTCCGGATCCTCCCCTCGGACCACGCTGCCGGCATCCCCGCCGATGGCCACCAGCGTGTATTCGCGCTCGGCGACGTCCACGTACTCGTACCACCGCTTGGCAATCCCGTTGCACTTTTCCGACGGGTCGAGCGAACTCCAAGTCGGCGCCAACTCCCAGTCGACGCGACCCAGGGCCGTTATGCCGTTGAGGTCGTCGGGGTATCGGTCGATGACCACCGAGTCCTCGGCGTAGTTCCAGATGTAGACCTTGGTGACACCACTTGGTGTCGGGTAGGTGAACCACACTTCGCTGTCGCGCCGATTATGGTGGGCGACGATCTCGTCGGCTCGGGCCCAGTCCACCTCGTCTCGGAACTTCTCCCAGTGCTGCTGGGCGATCGCCCGGAGATTCTGCCCGCCTCCGTAGAGGTACATCCCTTTGTTACCGATAAAGGCGATCTCGCGGTCGCCTGCGCGGCACCAGGAATAACGGCCGATCGGCCCCTCGTCGATGATCTCGGGCCGGATGAAAAACGTCCCGGCCGCCTGCCCGACGCTTTGGATCGACTGGATGGACCGCTTCTTCAGGATGTAGGCGAACTCCGCCAACGTGACGACAGCGAAGATCTCGCCGTTGATCGCCGCGCCGACGTTGAGCACCTCGCCCGACTCGTTGGCGTTGACGGTCTCCACGGCGGACCCAGAGGGGATCTTTGCGCCGACGGCAGTGCCCCCGGTAAACCCGAGAGGAGTCAGCACCAGAGAAGACACGACGGTCACCTCGGCCTCCGGTGGGATGATCACGCTGCTGGTGCCGGTGTTTTCGACCTCGACCCAGTTCTGGAAGGACACCCGTGACCCGACCGAAAATACCTGGCCGGTGATTCGGTCGCCGATGCCGAGGCGCTCCACGGTGACCGAAAACGAAGGGGCCTGCTTGACCCGGTACAGGTCCTGGCCGGGGTTTTCGGTCGGGCCAATGGACAGGACGTCACCCGCAAACATCTCCGTGGGAACAGAGCCAAAGGGCAAGACGAGGGTGGCTCCGATTTCCGGGATCGGCGGGCTCGCCGCGGAGGTCTGGTAGGCGTAGTTCGCATTCCGGCTCCGGGCGGTGACTTTCAGGGCCGTCACCGCGCCGTTGACCTTGAGGCGGGCCCCCGTGGTCCAGTTGACGTAGGTATCGTAGCGCCCCAGGTAGATGCGCTTGGTCTGGCCCGCCTCGACGGACTGGGACCGTTTGATGGCGTTGGTGCGCTGCACCGACTCCAGGGCCACGTCGGACACGCGGAAGTAGTCGTAGGCGATCTTCTTGAGGTCGCTCTCGTAGCTGACGATGCGGGCGAACTGGCCGGTCACGAACTCACCCGCCAAGCCCGTGACGTAGGCGTGGGCCGTGGTGGACCCAGCCGGGGTCATCGTGAAGTCCGACTCAAGGCTTGCCGTCCCGAAGGCCGCCGTGACTCCGACGGGGATCCAATTGGAAAAATCCCCGCGCCCGCTCCACTTCAGCAGAGCCCCGCGCCAGAGCATGACGTGGTCGTCGAACACCTCGACGCCGTCGTAGCCGTTGGCGTCGGGAAGCCCTGGGATCGGACGGGCCTGCCCAGTGCCCGGCCAGAAGAGCGGCTGGACCGACGGCGTGGCGAACAGGACGCGGTCGATGTAGTCGGCCGCGTACCAACGTGCGGTGCGGGCGGTCGAAGCCCCCGAGTAGATCGAGTCGAGAATGCCAGAAAACTGCAACGCCATGTGGTCCTCCTATTGGATCGACGCTATCGGGGCCGCAGTCACCCGGCAAGGATTGCCCTGTTGAACAGGTCCGGATCCATTCGTTGGAGCCGGCGCCGTACCCGTCCGACGCATTCCTCGCTGTGCTTACAGTGCATGAGGTGGCAGTAGCCCAAAGCCTCCGCCTCGAGCGGGTTGGTGTGGTTGAAGAGCGTGGTGACCCTCTTGCCACAGTCGCGGGCGTGGCGGGCGAGCCACGCCTGCTCGTAGACAGTCATCGCGACAGGGTCGAAAGCCTCCACCTCGCGGATCGCCTCCAAGCCCTTGGTCGCGTAGTCGCACAGGAACTCCACATCGTGACCTCCGATGATCCCGACGTTGTAGCAGTCCCAGGCGTGGTCCGGAGTCGTCAGCCGAGCCCGGTGCTGCGACGGAGTGACGTCCAGGCTCCAGTCGTAGAGGGGCCGGGGCTCGAAACTCTGCGCGAACACCGGGGCCGCAACGACGTGCTCCGGAAGAGCCTTGAAGAGAAAGACGTCCTGGTCGATGTGGATGAAAGGCTCCTGCTGGATCGAGTATGCCTTCATCTTGCCCGCCGCCCACGCCTTTGGCGTCACGTCGAAGCCCTCCAGGTCGGTACGTACCGACGTGAAGGGAAGCTGCATCCGCTCGAAGAGCCGCGCCCCCTGATCGTCGGTGACCATCTCGATCTGATCGTAATGCTGCCGGGCCAGAAGCACCGACACGGCCAAGATGACCCGATGGTCGACCGACATGAACCTCGGGGCCGACCAGTGGCTGTAGACGACTCTCATCAGATCAGGGATGTCCCGACCCCGGAGCCCGACGAGCACAGCCCGATGCAGACGTTGCTGCGGAGCGCGACGAAGGTGGGCAGCAGGTTGTCCGCACCGACCACCGGGTAGAGAACGCTCGGGCAGTTGGGCCAGGAGTAGATGATCGACCGCATCACCTCGGGGTCGAACGGCAGCCCTGGGAAATGGCTGGCCAAAAGCTGTTCCAGGTCGAGCACCACGACAACCACGGTCGTGCCGGCGAGCTTGGCCGCCGTGAAGGACTCGCTGGTCTTGTTCGCGATGCAGGTAAGTTGACTCGGCGCTGTCGGGCACTGTGAAAAATCACGGACGTACCCAAACTTCTGGTATGCGAGACCGTCCGTAAAGACGACCATCAACCTCGGCTTACCAGGAATTGAGCCCGCTTCCAACGCCTCTTGAGCTATATCGACTCCATCAGCTATGTGCGTCAAACCGAAGGGCTGTAGAGCTTCGACAATAGTGCGCGGATACGTCAGGTCACTCGTCAGCGGGTGGTGCAACAACGCTCCGCTCGAGAACGACACCGTCAGCACCCGATCGGTGCTCTTGCAGGTGTCCAGAAACAGGTTCACGGCCTGCTTGAGGCGAGTCATCCGCGGACCGTTGGGCGGGTTGGTGTATGCCATTGATCCCGAGGTATCGAGCACCAGGGCGATCTCATGGCCAAGGTCGTTGCAGTCCACCAGCACGGTCACCAGGGCTGATGCCGTCATGCCCTGATACGTCGCTTGGATGGTTGCTGTACCCGGGCTGTGGCCCCGCACGACGCCCTGTTGCGTAGTCGTGGCGACTGCCGTGTCCAGGCTCGTCCAAGTGCTGGAGTTGGTGACATCCAGCTTGGCGCCGTCGAGGAACGTCGCAAGCGCCTGGAATGGGAAGTCGACTCCTTTCGGCAACGTCACGCTGGCCGGACGTACTTCTAAGGACATCGCCTGCCGTTGCACCGTGGTGTAGCAGACCGACAACGGCCTCTCAGTAGTCCGCGTGACGGTGTCGATCTCGACCCCGGCCTTGGTGAAAGCCTTCGCCACCAGGACCGTCGACGAGACGTCGAACCGGACGGCCCCGTAGTCGGAATTGTATCGAACCTGGGACCCCGTGACCGGCGTCGGGACGAAGTTCCTCAAGTCCTTGCCGCCCCAGCCCGTGATGATGTGCAGCACTCCGTCGGTGCGGTGGATCCGCTCGTACAGGTGCGAGTGCCCGGTGATCAGCACGTCGGCTCCCCACTCGCCGAGAGGCCAGTTCATAACCGAGTATCCCGGGTAGTAGTCCACCCCGCTGGTCTGGGGCGGGTGGTGCCAGACGACGACGCGCCACGGGCAGTCCGAAGCCGCGAGCTGGGCTTGGAGCCACAGGGCCTGCGGGCCTGTCGAGGACAGGTCGGCGTTACCGACGCCCGGATCCGCGCCCGTGCCCAACACCGCACTGCCCCCCGGTCCGGCGGCGCTCGGCCCGTAGCCGTAGGAGTCGACGAAGAAGAACTGCACCGGGCCCCTCTTGACGGTGTAGTACCGCTCGTTGCCTGGCAGGGCAAAGAAACTCAGGAACTCGGCCAGCGGGCCGTCGGTGTAGTCGTGGTTCCCGAGGGCCGGGAAGAACCTGTTGTCGGCGGGGCCTTTGCCATACGGGCCGTCGTAGCCGCCGAGTGCCCACCAGTAGTGCTTGGCCACTTGGGTGTCGTAGCGGCTGTCCAACTCGGTGGTGCCTCCGTCCGGGTACACCAGGTCGCCAGCGTGGACGACGATCTCCGGATCCCACCCTTGGACCAGCTTGGCTACCCCGGCCGTGTTCGGCCCGACGGTACCGCTGTCGGCCACGGCGGCGAAGCGGACCGAACAGTCCGCCGGGCAGACCAAGGCGCGGGCTCGCTTCTTCATCGTCCAGAGCTGGCCGTCGGTGCCTACGATGGGCAGGCGCTCGACCTCCACGTCGGACGACGTGAGGTTGGGCTGGTGGATCAGGTTGGCCTCGCCGTCGAGCTGGTTCTTGGGCAGGTGGACCCGCTCGTAGCCCGGAGCCGCCTGCAGCTCGCCCTTCTCGGCGCGGACGTTCTCGGCGACCGTCAGGAACTGCGATTTTCCATCGTCCTCGAGGTCGGTAGGAAGTCGAGTGATCAGGCCCTTGCTCGGGCCGTCGACACGGAGTTGGGTGCCGTTGGATCTACGCATACCATTCCAGGAGTACCATGCCGGGAGTGCCCAGCGCATTGACGGCCCCGCCAAAGCCAAACGGTCGGTACGGGGGTCGCTTGAAGTTGTAGATGTTCCGCTTGTCGAGGTACACGCCAGAGCCTCCAAGGATGTTGTTGGTGTACCCTTCGGAAGTCACGTAGCGCACGTAGTCCATCGTGCTGAAGGCGCTCGGTGCGTCCGGCTGTCCGACGAGCACCCGATACTGCTCCCCTGGCACGACGGAAAAGGAGATCCAGGAAACTCGGGCGTTTTCCCCTGCGGCCGAGGCCGATCCCTTTAGCCCTCCGCCGACGCATACCACCTGGATGCGCGTGACGTTCTTTGGCGCGAAGAATCGGTACTCCCGGACCAGCGGGAGGATGAAGGAATCAGCCTTCAGCAGCTTGCCGACGGGCCACTGTGAATTGTTCGCCGCGGGGTCTCGGATGAGCCCCGTCTCCGATTCTTGAATCGACCCGTCGCTGGCGTAGACCGCCCGGAAGATCCGAGGGGCGTAGATCTTGGCGTCCTTGCCGCCCTTCACGACGAACCCCCTCGCGTCCACGGTGACCTCGCGGTAGAAGTCCGGCGCACTGTCCGGCTTGTCCGGGTGCTCCACCAGCGCCGCCTGGGGGACGACGCTGTCCTTGAAGTCCCCCGACTCGAGGTCCATCACCGCGCCGAGGAAACTCTTCAGCCGGGAGCGGATGAAGCGGATCTCGGTTGCCAAGTTAGGCTTCGAGGGGTGCCTGACGAAGTCCGCCTCCGTCGGCTTCGATGCGTTGAAATCTGCGCCGAGGTTCGCCATATCACAGGACCCATTCGAGGATCACGACACCATCCCCTCCCGGCCCGTTGCGGCCGCCGTCGCCAGCCGCCAACGCCGCCGCACCAGAGAGTCCGGCCAGGTTTTCTCCGCCTGCAGTGCCCGAAGACCGTAGGATCAGCAGGGTGTTTTCCGTCCCCTCGCCAGCGATCGTCGCACCTCCGCCAGAAGACACGCCGGCCAGTCCCGCCCCCGCGTCGGCAAATACGGCGGGACTCAGTAGGACCCGGCTCGGGCACCCGTCACCGTTGTCGGAAGAGCTGTTAGAGATAGGGCTGCCTGCTCCGACGATGATCGTGAGGGCCTGGTCGCCGGATCCATCGAGAGGGAAGCTCGCCTGCACCATCTCGCCGCCGCCACCTCCGTGCCATCCGGACCCGTGCGTGTACGAGCCTCCCCCGCCTCCGACGATCGTCGCCTTGACTCTCCGGACACCCTTCGGCGGCTTGAAGGAGAACTCCGAGTAATTGCCCGTGAGGGCGTAGGCTTCGGGAGAGAACGGAGCACCGGATCCAGTGTACCCGCCGCTGCTCAGGTAGATCGAGTCGAACGACGTGCCGGTGCCCTCCTGGACTCCGGTCTCGGTGTCGATCGAGTAGCCGCCCCCGTAGTAGAACGCCGCCACGTAGTACTTGGCGGCCTGCTGCTCGCCCTCGTTGGCCCCCTCGGTGACCAGACCCTTGGAGTTGACCTTCACCTTGTTGTAGGTGCCGGCGACGAGGCCCGGCATGTCTTGCAGCGAGGCGTGGCGCACCACGCGGTCGCGGAGGGCGCCGGTCTCGAGATTGAACAGCGTCATGGCGAACCGCTGGACGCGAGCCTTGAGGTCGCGGATCCAGCTCGCGCCGAACTTCACACTATCCGTGTCCTCCGGTTGGAGGGGGTCGAAATCGTCTCCCAGGTATCCTGCCATAAATCTCAGCCTCCCATGCGGAGCGCACGTCCGCGGTTCTGTCGGCGGTTGTCCGTGAGCACGGCCTCCGACATCTGCGCGGCGGCCAGGTTCTCAAAGGAGGCCGCCAGCGGGTCGTTGAGGGCCGCAAAAGCGGTCGCCTTCACCTTGCTCTCCACCAGGTCCGGATAGTCCTGGAGGAGGAAGTTGGTGTCGCTGTCGTTCACCAGGTCCGCCGAGAACCTGAAGTGCGACACCTTGAAGTTGATGTCCTCGTCGGCGATGCCCGCAATGTTGATGGCCCACCCCGACGACGTGTTTTCGAGGAAGACGGGGAGTCCCGACAGGCGGCCCCGGACGTTGGGCGGGATCGTGGGCACGTTCGCCGCGGCCCGATAGTTGATCAGGCTCTCCCGACTGGTGACCTCGCAGGGAAGCTCCGAGTGGGTCGCCGGCAGCGACGGATCCACGACGGTCACGGGCGACAGCTCCGGAGTCAGCTCCTTGAACTGGCTCCCCAGCAGCGCCGAGGACTGCCCGGCGACGATCGTGATCGGCGACCGCGCCTTCATGGCCGAGAAGTTAGAGGACATCTGGATGCGGCGGATCGCCCGGTTGATCCAGATGGGATACCAGACGGTCTCCTTGTCGGCCCGGTTCACGTCCTGGGCCAGCATCAGCTTGAGGTCACCGAAGGTCATGGCGTCGTCCTCCCATGCCGGCAATGTACAGAGGAGGGCTTGACTCTAAAGAAAAAACCCGTGCCAGCGTGAGCCAGCACGGGTTGAACCGTCCTCCTCGGCGTTTACTTGCCGATGGCCTTCGAGTTGGTCTTCGGCGTGTTGACCTTCTCGATCTGCTCGACGGACTTCTTGTTAGGAAGGCCGCCGTGCATCGAGACGTACTCGGTCACGCTGTTGACACCCGACTTCTGATCGTACTTGGCAGTCTTGGCCATGTTATCTCCTTGGGGTTGGGGTTGGGGTTACTTCTCGTAGATGTAGAGGTGAGGCTGCTCCTTCTTGATCTTCCGGATCGCCTCAATCTCTTCAGGGACGTCTGTAGTGTACGTGCCGTAGGTCGCCGACTGCCCTGTGACGTTGTTGACCGGGATGTGGAAGCTGATCGTCTTCCCACTCCCCAGGTTCAGCGGCTCGTCAGGACTCATCGTCCGAACGAACCGAACCGATGGGCGTGGAGCCACAGCGGGCTTCGGCGCAGGGGCCGGAGGCACCGACAGAGCTTCCGTTCGGTCAACAGTCTTCAAGGCAGCCGGCATACGTCACGTCACTCGATCAGGTCGCGGTGATCTTCTGGAGACCGTAGGCGTAGCCGAACGCCTCCGCGAACTTGAGCTTCAGACCGTACTTGGCGCGGAACTGCTCCATGTAGGAGTCAGCACCCGGGGTCTGGATGTTCGGCTCGAGGAACATCGGCTCCATCACCTTCTGGACGACCAGAGCGAGGTCCACGACGATCATCCAGTCGTTGTAGGAGCTGATCTCCTTGAACAGCGGGTGCATCGCCAGCGACAGCTCGCCGAAGGGCGTGTTGATCGTGGTGATGTTCATGCCGAACACAGTCTCCTGTCCGGTGATGCGGAAGCCGTTCGAGGCGCTGTTGGCGAAGTTGGAGATCGCCGCGTAGGCCTTCGGGCCGCAGAACGCCAGCTTGGCGTCGGAACCGACGGTCAGGATGCTGGCGAGCCAGTCATTGAACGACGCCAGGGCGATGCCGGAACCGGAACCACCGTTGAGCCGCTGGGCGATCGTGGTCACCCCGGCAGCCGCGCCACCCTTGATGTTGTCCACGGCCTCGACGATGCCGCCGGTGTACCACACTCGGCCGTTGCTTCCGGAAACGGAAGCCTTGCGGCCGAAGAAGTACGCCAGCTCGATGTCGCGGGCGATGCGCTCCAGAGCCTGGACACGGCGCTCGCGGAGCGGGCCCTCGATGTCGGTACGGAGCTTCGAGGCCTTGAACGCATTGGTCAGGTGGACCGCCGAGTTGAAGGTCTGCACGTAGTTGACGAGAGTCGTCGGGCTCTCGTACACGGGGCTGACCGGGGACGCACCCTCATCCTTGCCGAGGGTGACGATGACCAGGACGTTGTTGTCGAGCACACCCGCGCCCGAGTCGTTGCCCGAGGTACCGCCAGCGGGGATCGGGTTGGTGTCGCCGAAACCGCGGGTGACCGTGATGGTGGTCGAGGTGCTGCCCGGGGTGACGGCGCTGACGCGCATCAGCTCACCGGTGGAAGCGCGAAGCACGGTGCCGACCTGGACCAGGCCGTTGACGTTTGCGTCAGCACCGTTGTCCACCACCAGCGAGGTGGTCGAGTCGGTGTAGGCAGTCCCCCCGTTAGCGATAGAGATCTGGCGGGTGACCGGATCGCGCTCGAACCACTTGAACTCGGTGGTTTCGGAAGGCTCATTGCGGAGCTTGCTCATCAGGCCGAACAGGGTAGTCCCCGCGTTCAGACCTCGGGAGTTGCGGACCAGGATCGTGTCCTGGAACTCGCTCACCCACTCATCAGTGTTTCCCGCTCCGACGTTGGACCCGAGGGCCCCCGCCCCGAGCGTCAGTAGACCGCTTACGGCTGGCATTGTTTATCCTTGGTTGATTGGTTGCTTACTCCGGACTGTCGGAGCAACAGCTCCAACAACCTTCGTTGACCCTGGATGTACGGCATTCAGAGAGACCTGCACAATAGGCAGCGCAGGCCCTCTGATTTATTGCCGACGAATCAAAGCGACAAAGAACCCGCGACAGACTTCTGCCAATCCTTCGGAGCGCCTGTCACGCCACCAGGGCTGTTGGCCGCGGGAGGCTTCACTGCGGGCTTCGCCGGGGCGGCCGGCTTGGCAGGAGCCGCGGGGGCCGCGGGGGCTGCGGGGGCTGCCGGCTCGGGCGAGGCGGCCGGAGCTGCTCCAGGGGCTCCGGCGAAGCCGCCGGGGGCCGCCGAGGCCTTGGCCCAGTCCTTCCAGGTGCCGGTGTAGGACGGGTACCACCGCTTGAACTCAGAGGCGATAATTCGGTCGGCTTGGCGATTCACCTCGTTGATGAACTGCTCGCGGTCCATCTGGGCGACCTGCTGGGGGAATCGTGCTACCAACTGCTCGGCGACGTAGCGGGCCGTGTCGAGATGCTCGCCCTTGTACTCCGGGAACTTGTTCACAAAAGCGACCTCTGCGGCGTGTCGCTCGAGCTGCTCGTTGTTCTGAATCAGCGGTGCAACCTGCTGTGAGAGCTGTTGCATGACCGGATTCAGCTCCGCGTAGATCGACTTGCGGGCCTCCAGGATCGATCGGGCGGCGACGTTCTTCAGGACGCCATTCAGCGTGGCGATGCCTTCCTTGCCGCCCACCAGGATCTTCTCCAAGGCCTCTTCGGACAACTGCACGTCCGGGATGCCTGCAGTGAGCTGGGTGATGAAGTCATTCTCCAGGGCCGCGATCTCCTCGGGAGTCGGCTCCTTCTTGGCGGGTTGCGGAGCGGGCTGGGGTTGAGGTTGGGCGGGTTGCTGCTGCTGCCTCTGGTTGAGCAGCGCAGCGAGTTCATCGACGGAGTACTCCTTGTCCCCGATCTTCACCTTGGCCGGAGCGGCGGGCTCGGCAGGCTTTGCGGGGGTTGCGGGAGCCGCAGGCTTTGCCGGTGCCGGCGCAGCGCCCGCCGCGGGAGGTTTCACCTCGGGCTTGGCGGCAGGCTTCGCGGCAGGCTTCGCCGGCTCAGGAGCCTTCTTGCCCGGCTTCACAAAGCGCCCCGACTCGTCGCGGGGCATGGTCTCCTTTGGGACCTGAGCGGCGACCTTGTCGTGCTCCCGCTTCAGGGCGTCTCGAGGACTCTCATCGAGGCCGAAAGCGTCCTTGGCCGAAATGCTCGGCGGCGTGATGTCGGCAATGGGCGCTTGGGCCTCCGCCTGCTCGATGGTGGTGATCCCCGAGTCGATGGGGGACGAGGTCTCAATGGTTTCAGGGTCCATACAACTTGGTCACAGATTCCGGATCATGGGCGTGGATCTCACCGAGCAGCGTCCTGGCCTCGCGAAGGGCGGCCTGGATGGCCGGTACCTCTGAGGGGGCAGCAGTCTCGAGACGGTTGCGAGACTCCTCGATCCGGAGGACCAGGAAGTTGTGCAACACCCTCTGGGGCCTGCTGCCCGGAAACTCGTTCCGAGCCCACTGCTGCTCTTCAGGGCTGACCTCTACCAGACGGTGAGACGGGCTCAAGTGAAGCGATCAGATTGACTCCGGACGCGGCTGGGTCGGGGCGATCGGCGCGACCGACGGCGGCTCGACGGCTGGGAGTCCGGGAGTTGCCGGTGCAGGACCCGGAGGGGTCCCAGGCATTGCGGGCGGCTGGACTGAAGGCGGGGCTCCGATCTGCGGCACCATTCCCGGCATGGCTACGCCGACTTGGCCGGCGACGGCACTCTGGAACGTGGTGGGGTCGTAGTAAAACCGCTCCAGGTCGTTGAGCCCGGAAGCCTTGGCACCGGCAACAATCAGAGCCCTCGGGTCCAGATTGCCCGGAGCGGGCTGGAACACCTGAGGGAACGCCGCAGCGACCTGAAGGAGTCGGGCGATGCCGGCGACCTTCTTGGCGTCCCCCGTCGGGAGACTGCCGTCGTGCGGGATGAAATCGAACTCGCCCTGGATCGTGTCCCGGCTGATGTCCAGCACGTTCACGCCCATGAGCTGCGTCGGGGAGGAGAACGGGTCGGCGACGTACCGGACCTTCTGGATGTCCTCCAGGAACTGCTGGAACATCGAGACGAACTGCTTCGTCTGCGGGACGACGGCCTGGACGCTGATCAGGCGGGCGACGCTCGACATGCGTCCCGCGGCCATCTGCTGGGTGCCTGCGAACTCCGTGGCGGTGCCGCCCGGGTCGTTGACGCCCTGCATGTAGTTGTTCGCCCCGGTGACGTTCTCGGAGTACTGGACGAAGCTCTGCATCTCCCCGGTGAAGCCCTCGGTCAGATCCTTGATGGGGATCTGCTGGATGACGTCGGAGATCTTCTGTCCGACGGCCGCCGGCTTCAGCGGGATGAGCAGGCCCTCCTTGTCCGGATTGAGGAAGTCCTCCAGATCGACGTAGTGCGGGTTCGCGACGAAGACGTTGCCGACCGTGCGCTGGAGAGCCTCCTGGTGCCGGTTCTTCAGGTAGTCGACGTGGTCCTGGAGCCCCTTCAGCATGAACGCCCACGACGGCCCGAACTGGTAGTGGGCAGTCGGGCGGCCCTCGGCGTAGGTGTACGGGAACATCCCGTGCTCGTAGGTGGACTCGTTAGCCGCGAGCAGCGTGTCGCCGTTGGCCAGGATGAACTGGAAAACCGTGACGTCCTCGCCGTCGTGGATGCCCTGGTCGTTGGGCACAAGGCGCACCCACAGCTCGACGCACTCGACGGTGCCTGGGTCGGCTTTGTTGGCCGTCTCGGCGACGAGCGGGCCGGTGATGCGCTGGCGCTCGTAAAACGAACGGGACATCGCCTGGTCGGGGCGGGTGCCGGTGGTGGACCCGTGGCCGGTCAGGGACGGCGGGATGTTGCTGTTCGGGCGGTTCTTCTTCCGCAGCTCCTCGACGGCCTCGGGGCGCACGTAGGCCGGGTGGTCGACGGGCAGCTTGGATCGACGCAGCAGCTCAGTCCACGGCAGCTTGAAACGGTGCCCCATGAAGCGCCCCTGCTGGGCCTTCCAGAGCGGCGCGGCCGGGTCTGCGATCCAGTCGTAGGGCGAGACCAGCTCCATCTTGCAGAAGCCGCCGACCGTCTTCATGCGGCGGCGGACCGACTTGTACTTCGCCGGCTGACCGTCCTCGCCGACCTCCCCCGGCACCTCGACCTCGACCTCGTAGGACTCCGGCTTCTGGATCGCCGCCCAGGAGTTGTAGAAGATGCCCCGGTTGAAGGTGAGCACGTCCTGAACGAAGAGCTGGCCCAGCAGGAAGGTGGGCTGCTGCTCGGCATTCCACCGCAGGAGCGTGTTTACGTGTTCGGACGGGATCTCGTCCTCCGGGCCCCGGGGCTCGACCTTGTGGGGGTTGCTGTCCCCGTAGAGCACCTGGGCGATGTAGGTCGTCATGGTGGTCACCTGGGTGGCCGTCATGGGCATGACGAACCGCTTCGGGTGGCCCTTCTCGAGCTTCTCGTAGTCGGCCTTGGACAGGGGCGCATAGCACATGATCAGGTCATGCGCGGAGTCCCACTCGGGAGACCAGTACTCGACGTTCCGGAATCCCAGCTCGACGTAGTCCTTGACCAGCTTCGTCAGCTTGTCGTGGTACGCCTTGTCCTTGAGCTTCGCTGCGAGGGCGCGGTCCATGGATTACATGCCCGGCTTCCGGGGCTTGATCGGCGGGATGATCTTGACGGCCGGACCCTTCGACCCGTCGGGGTTTTTCATGTGCAGCAGAACCGATCCGTCCTCCTGGGTGACGGCCTCGTACTGGCGGCCGGCAGGGTCGGTCATGCCGACGCTTGGGAAGCCCATCGGGCCCATGCCACCCATCGGGCCCATGCCACCCATCGGGCCCATGTCCGGAGCCGGGCCCATCGGGGACGGTGGGGCTGGTGAGGCGAGGGGGTCAGCGGGGCCTCCAGCGCCGGGCATTCCGCCAGGCATGGTCAGGCCGGGGGCCGGATTGGCTCCGAGGTAGTTGAGCATTGCCATAGGGTCAGGGTGTCAGTCGAACTCCAGAGACCGGGCATCCATCTTCGGGGCCGGCTTCTTCTTCATCAGCTTGCTCCGGTCGTACCCGAGCGCCGAGATCTCAGCCTCGTTGGACTCAGGCTCCTCCGCCGGGGGCGGCAGGGTGCCCATGGACTCGTCGCTGGCCTCCTCGTCCTCCACCTCGGTCTCGATGGCGCCCTCGGCCTTGCTGCCGACCTCGAAGGTCTGGAAGCCAGAGTCGGCCATGTCGCCGGCCGTGAGGGTGATGGTGTAGGGCTTGCCGGGCTCCAGGGGGCCTTCACCGAACAGGGTCGCCCGCTGCTCGGGGCTCAGGTCGATGGTCTTGGCCGTCTGCTTGGGCATGTCGGCGTTCTCCGCGGATTGAAGTGGGTCCATGTGATAATCCTCCTGTGACGTAAGGGTGGGCACGTTTCGGCCGGCACGTCAACGCCATCGACGGGCCCGGTTGGGCTTCGACAGGAAACTCAGTTTACCGACGGGGTCCTTGTTGTCATCGCCCACCTTCAGGAGACGCAGCACGTTGGCCTTCGCGTACCGCGCCGCGTCCGCGATGTGGTCGTAGTTTCCGCCCTTCGGACCCTTCAACGGCTCGTCGCCGCCGTAACCCGGCTCTCCCACGCCCGGATAGCGGTAGCCGCCAATCGAAGCCGCGTAGAGCATGGGGCAGTTCTTGGTGTCGATCCGGTAGACCAGGCGCTGCTGGGTGTCGCGGGCCTCCAGGAGGCGGTTGTAGAGCGCGATCGACTCCTGGAGGCCGACACGGCGAAAACCCGGGTAGAAGCCGTAGGAAGCCAGCACAGTGAGGCTCTGGCCCGTGTCCTTGCGTTGGGCGCCCGCGGGGTCGCAGTAGTGCAGGACGCCCGCACAGAAGGTCCGGTCGGTGTGCCAGGGGAAGACCTCGTTCAGGATCTTCTGCACCTGGCGGCACTGCTCTTCGGTGTCGGTGGACTCCTTGAAATACTCGTAGATGTCCCAGAGGTACTCCTGCCCGCTCTCTTCCCAGTAGGCACTGAAGACGCAGGCGTTGGCGGAAGCGCCGAAGTCCCACCCGACGGCCAGGTACGCGCCTTTGGGGAAAGGGAGGTCCTTGTAGACGTGCTCCTGGCTGAAGGCCCAGAACACCGGGTTGCCGTCGAAGGCCTCGGCGTACTGGCCCAAGAGCATCCGCTTGTACATCGGCGGGTTCTTGGCGTACTGACGCGCCAGATCCTCGATGTAGTTCGGCGGCAGGTTGTGCCGATTCTCCTCGGTCTCGATGTGCCAAAACCGGATGATGTTCGGGTCGGTGTAGGTCTTGGCCTCCTCCTCCCACTTCGCGATCCAGTGACGCGGGCTCGGCGGGTTGGTGTCCAGGATGAGGCCCTGCTCCTTCAAGAAGCCGCGCTCGTCGCAGTCCTCCGGATCCGAGCCCTTCCACCGGAGACACGCCATGGCGAGATCCACGTCTTCACGGTCGAACTGGTCCGCCTCGATCAGCACGATGAGGGAGGCCTCGAAACCTCGAAAGCGAGTCGCACGGTGCGAACTGGTTGGCACACCCGAGAAGAGCAGCCAGGAGCAGTACTTGTTGCCCACGGTGTCGAGCCACCGCTCGATCTCCGCCTTCGTCGCGTTGGGCTTGGCCCGCATGAAGGCGTTGTACATCTCGACGGCCTTCCTGCTCGGGATCCGGAACTGGCGTCCGCCCTCGATCTTCTTGAAGAGGCTCTGGCCGGAGTCGACGAACGCCGTGCCGGAGTTGCCCAGCACCAGCTCGAAGGTCTCCAGGGTGGTGTCCTGGTTGGCCTGCGCGGTCTTGCGGAGGATGTAGACGCGGGCCCCGGCGTATCGCCAGCAGTGCTTGAGGATCACCTCGACGGCGACGCCGGTCGTTTTGCCAGATCCGCGGCCTCCGATCAGGACTCGCGTCCGCGCCCGACTGGCATGGAACTCTGAGACGCTCTTGCCGGGCCGGTACCAGTCCGCGGGCGTTTGCTTGTCGGCGCTCACGGTGAAAAGGGGGCCCCTCCTATTACCCGGCCGAAGCCGAGGCGGTACCATGCAACATGCAGCCGGTGGGCCGCGTTACCCGCCGGAGGGGCTGCTGTGATGTAGCCCAGCCCCTCCCGGGTTCAAGTGCGTTCCACGATCAGCCCGTAAATGTCCGCATGGTGAGGAGCTTTCGACAGTCCAATGACCTGCCGGAGAATCTTCGTCGACTCTTTGGCCCACGTCGGGCACCGGAAGTGCGCGTGGACGGTCACCACCGGCCATCCACGATGGAACAGCCCGAAGCCGACCTGGACCTTCAGGTGCTGCTTTGCCAAGTCCGGCGTCGTGATCGACGGGCACGGGCGTGGTACCCGCATGTACATGAAGTTGTGGCCAGGGTGGAATATGTGGACGCACCCGAAGAGCGGGGCGAGATCGAGAGCCGACTGGTCGGTGAACCCGCCGTGCGCCCGGTTGTCACTCCCATGCCACCTCCACGACTTCAGGAACTCCCGGCGCCACCAGTCAATGATGTGCAGGCCGTCCTTGCTGGCGTACACGTACCCGCCGTTGAAGTGACCGTACTGTTCCGTGCCCCAACTGCTCTGTGACTTGTCCATGCAGCTCCGAGACAGCTCGGGCGCGAGCCCGATCGGTGCGGAGATTACGTCCAAGAATCTCCGCAACACCACCATGTCCGCGTCCAGATAGAGAGTCGTGCCGTGCCTCGTCGCGGCCTCGGTGATGACGTCCATCTTACCGAGGAACGGGCCGGGGGTGAGCGAGCTGTTCGGGAAGACTGTAGCAAAGTCGACGAAGTGGCTCGCGTAGGACGCAGGGTCACAGAGCATCGTCTCGACGCCGGCAACGCCCCAGGACGCCACGGTCGCCGCTCCGACGTCATCCGTCAGCACTAAGACAGGCTGATCGTTCTTTGAGAGCCTCAGGCTCTTGACCAGGATCTCCGCCTCCGCGACCGACGGGCCGATGGCCACTGTGCAGAAACTGGCAATGGTTGTACGGCTCTCGGGGTAGGCCGATTGCATGAGCCGCTCCGTGTTCTCCAACATCCGAGTCGAGTGCTCTGGCCCCTGCGTGTAGCTGTCGTTACGCTGGTGGTAGACGTGCGCCGGATCGCCGCCGTGGTAGCACCAAGGAGTTCCCGACAACGCGACCCGGTGGTGCGTCACCATGTCCTCATGTACGTCCCGGGGCACTGCCGCGAAATAGTTGCCGTGCTGCGGAATGATGTCCCGGTGGATGACCGTCTTGCAGGGCGAGAACATCCTCGAGTGGAGTGACCAGTCTCCGGAGATGGTGGTGGGGACCCCGCCCTGGGCGAAGTGGACCCAGTCTCCGATGCCGGCCTTCTGGCCCTCGGCCTCCATGTTCTCCAGGAGCACCGTGAAGCGCCCCGGCAGCATCTCATCGTCGTCGTCCATGAACGCCACCCACGGGTACTTGTGGAGGAATGCGGCGGCCAACTTGACGGCGCGATTTTTGGACTCACCGACACCCGGAGCCTTTGGGAGAGTGACGATGACCCGCTCCTGGGCCCGCATCGGAAACTGCCGGACAGTGCGGACCGTGTCGTCAGTGCTCGCGTCGTCGGCGACCACCAGGGCGTAGGGGCGGCCCTTCAGAGCCTTGTCTATCGACGCCAGTGATCGTTGGATGAACCTGGCCGAGTTGTGGGTGGCCATGGCGACGACGACTCCGGAAGGCATTGGAAAAAACCCCACCTCGCGCAGGACCGCAAGGTGGGGTGAGGGAGGGCTTGGGGTTGGTGTACTCGGGTAGGGAAGTGCCTCCCTCGAAGCTCACTTGCCGTTCTCGAGAGCCGCGACGTCTTCCGGCGTCGGCTCCTGCTTGGCGGGCGGAGCCGCGAAGATCTCGAGCAGGCGGTCGAAGCCGAGGACCGCCCCGCGGGACGCGAGGAGGTTGGCGTTGGCCTGCTGAAGCTGGGCGTTGAGGGCGTTGATCTGGGCCTCGAGGTTCCGGATGTTGTCCTGCACCTGGAGCTTTTCCTTCTGGATGATAGCGATGTCGGTCATCGAGACCAGGTGTAGCCGAGACGCCCTTGAGTTCAAGCGAAGGTTACTGCAGAGCCGGCGTGTCCGTGCTGGTCTCCGGCAGCAGGGTCAGACCGAGCTTCTCGGCCACCTTCTCGTAGAGGTAGTTGTCGTCGTCGGACCACGCCGCGTAGTCGGCCCCTTGCAACGTCAGACTCCCAGTCATCAGGACGTTGCCGATCATCATGGCCGGCGAAGTCATCCCTGCCGGAGACGGCATCTGCACCTGCTCGAGTTTTCGCACCTCGTACTGGATGTTGGCGTAGTTGAACGGGGTGACTTGGACCCAGGGGATGGCGACGGCGTTTGCCGTCTGGCCAAGCACAGGGGCGTCGGCGATCTGTCGGTATGCGGTGGTCATGGGGTTGTCTCCTTCAATTCTTCGGGTACGAACGTGGCCAGTGTCTCAGGGGTGTCGTAGGACGACAAGTCGATCAACGTGATGTCTCGGAGCACCTGCTTCCGGCGAGCGATGTCGGCGATCATGGCGGTGTCGCCACGCTCGAAGGCCCGCATGAACTCGACGTCGAGTTTCTCCAAGAACGGCTTCCGAAGAGCCCGAAGCTGGTTCTTCTTCATCGCGTGGGCCGCCGCTCTGTTCCACGTCACCTGTCCCTTGGTGTCGAGGCGCCACGCCTCGAAGAAGTACTTCATGCCTCCGAGCGTGGACGTCTCCTTGACGACGGAGGGGCGTGGGGACCCGTCCGGCAGCGGCGGCACGTCCTTCTGCTGAACCCATGCCGCGATCTGGTCTTCCTGGGCCGGTGTGGTGCCAGGCGGGTACGCCGGGGTGACCACGCTGACCCACCCGTCGTCGTTGGTGTAGAGGATGACTTTCATCAGGCTGCAATGAAGGCTACTCGGACGATCACCGAGTCCCAGAGTGAAAGGCCGGAAGGATACTCACAGACGACGCGGCAGCTTCCGGACGCCTGGGCGCCGCTGCGTCGAGGCACTGCCAGGAACACGTTGTTGACGTTCTGGCCTGGCGACGGGGCATCCAACTGAGCGGTCCCGGCGACGACGTAGGTGGTGTTGCCGATCGCGTTGGTGAAGTTGACGGTGTAGTCGCCGGTGCCGTTCTTGGTGACGCTGCTGACATTGAAGTTCGCGTTGAGCGTCGTGGCCGACGGGGGCGTGCCGTCGAAGTGGCACCAGGCCACGACGCGGCCTCCGATCGTCGCCGTCAGGTTGCCGGCCGCCCGGGTGAGCGTAAGGGTGCCAGCCGAGATGCTGACGGCTGTGGTGTCACGGTTTTCGTAATAGCTCGCCGCCTGTCCGTTGAGCTGCGTCGAGTTGGTGGCGGTGGTCGCCGTCGCCGCATTGCCAGTGCAGGACGACGACGATCCGGCGATGTTCATCGTCTGGCCACTCAGCATGCCCGCAAGCGTGGCCATCGAGAGAGCCTGCGGGGCTTGGGCCACGGATGCGCTGCTGTTCCCCAGGACGCTCGAGATCGCGACGTTCTGGATCTTCGCATACGTCACCGCGCCCGCTCCGATCGTGGCCGTGATCGCTGTCGTTCCGGATCCAGAGACGTCCCCCGACAGCGTGATGCTCTGGTTGCCGGTCAGGTAGCTGACGTTGCTGCCGCCCGTCACGATGCCTTTGGCGTTGACCGTGACGTTGTTGTAGGTGCCAGCGCCGACGCCGCTGTTCGGGATCGCAGTCGAGAAGTTCGCGTCGTGGATCAGCGTGGCCCACGCGCCCCAGCCGGCGTCGATGCCGGCGCGAAGGCGGAGCACCGGGTTGGACGTGCTGTTGGCGGCGGAAGCCGAGAACAGAAGCTGGTAGTTCGGGTCGCCCTGGCTGACAGCCGTGCCGTCCCAGGGCGCGATCGTGATCAAGCCTCCGTAGTTGCCGCCCATTGACGCGAAGGACGTGCTCTTGAACTCGAAGCTGATCTGCTTGACGTAGGTGTTCGGAGCCAGGTTGACCCCACGCCCGCCAGTGCCGCTGATCGTGTTGGATCCGGTGATGTACGCCGTTGCATCCCAAAGGCCGAGGCGGCTTCCGGATGATGACGCTCCCGCGATGTCGATCGTGTACGTGCCCGAGAGACGCGCCGACGGGAGGGTGCCTGCGTTCAGGTTTCCAGCGTTCTGGTAGAAGCTGGCCGCCTGGCCGTTGAGTTGAGCCGCCGAACCGCTGATGTTGATGTTCCAAGTCCCGCTTGCCCCGGTGCCCGTGAGGGTCGGTGCGTAGGAGTTGTAGTTGGAACTGTTGAGAAACTGCACCCAGGAAGTCCACGTGCCGCTGTACCTTCCGCGCATCCGCAGGTCGTTGCCCTCGAGGCCGTAAGCGACCGCGAGCTGAGTCACGTTCCCTGTGCCTCCGGTCCCAGCGTACTCGAAGTTGACAGGGTGATAGTACTGGCTGGGCCCGAAACCGTTCGTGTCGCTTCCCCGCAACAGCGTGGTGCCGGTGCCTGGCATCGTGTTTGAAACGTGGTTCCAGTCCGTCGTGCCACCAGTCCCGAACGTCGCGAACAGCCACTTGGAGAAGGCTGTCGTAGCGATGCTGGTGCTCGAATCGGACTTGGATTGCGTGGTCGAAGAGACGGCGCTTCCACCGATGCTCAAGGACGCGGCCGTGCCAGATGCTGCGAGGACGTATGAGGTGTAGTTCCCGGCGTGAAGGACTTGGTTGCCGCCTTGCTGAAGCGCAACTGCGAAGTTCGCGGCGGTGTTTGAGAGCGTGGCAGTCTTGGTATTTCCGCAGACGATCGTGAACGTCCCCGCCGAGCTTCCGCTCGACTGGAGCATCGTGTTGAGTGCCGATGCAACAGGTGTTGCCGTACCATCAGTGTCGTATCCGACGCGGATCCAAAATGATTGAGTGCCGGAAGGAGAGTTGACCCGCAGACCCGTCGAAGTGCCCGTCGAGATTGCAAGCTCTCCGGTCAGCGTCCCACCAGACAGGGGCAAGGCGTAGCTGTTGAAGTTGCCGGCGTGAAGAACCTGCTGGCCGTTCTGGGTGATGGCCCCAGTCACCGAAAGCGTGCTTTGCAGTGTCGCTGCCCCAACCACCTGAAACCCGCCATTTACAACGGTGTGAGCGCCTCGAATGTAGTTCTCGTACTGTGTGCCGGTGTAGTACCCAAAATGAGTACGACCATCTCCTTGGCTCACTCCGTAGGACGCAGTTGAAAACCACGCCTGCCCTGCCGTGGATGCGGAGGCCCTGATGATGGCTCCTCCTGATTGGAGATCCCCAGAGAACGACGCGCTGGTGCCGGTGACCGCTCCCGCATTGCTCACCGAGAACACCTCGGTCCCCGCGTTCACGTCTGAACCGCTCTTTATCGAGAGGCCGAGGGCTGCGATGACCCCGTTGCGCTGCAGTCGCACCTTCCCGACGCCCCCGATGGCGGTGTACAGGTGCGCGGATCCGTCAGCACTCGCGCCACCGCTTATGAGGATCGCCGGGTCGGTCGTGGCCGTGACAGCAAGCTGTCCACTGACAAACCCACCCGTCAGCGGGAGTGCGTAGCTGGTGTAGTTCTGGTCGGTGAGGCACCTGTTCCAGGTTTGCCAACTCGCAGTTCCCCACCCTCCACGGAACACCAGATCGTTGCCGGCGTGGCTGATGTAGACCTGCGCCCTGGCGTCGCTCCCGCTCCCGAAGTTGACCAAGGTCCCGTACTTGTACGCGGCGTTGGTCGGAAAGTTAGAACTCCCCGTGCCGGTCGGGATGTTGAAGTTTTCCTGGAAGATCGAGTTGACCGTCTGCGCCGTGTTCCCGAACACGTTCCAATCGTTGTAGCCAGGATGACCAGCAGCGCGGAGGTAGGTGTTGTTGAGGTAGGAAGTGTAGTTCCCGGCGTGGATGATGGGGTTGTCGTTGATGTTGAACCGACCGCTCGAGTAGAAGTCGATGTTCGCCCAGTCGATCTGGTTTATCGTCGAGCCCCCAACGAACAGCGAAGCACCGTTGTTCGATCCCGGCCTCAGATATGACGCGACCCTCCCGAACTCAAGCCCGTAGCCCCTGATCCAAAGGTGGTCGTTTGTCTGCCAAGAGACCCGGATAGCGTCGTTGGTGTTGACGTACACCGAACCAGTCAGCGTCCCACCAGACAGCGGGAGGTAGTTGCCGAGCGACGACGCGGCGGCGTAGTAGCTGCCGTGCTGCCCATCCAAGAGGTCCGCATCGAGCCCAGACCCAGCCCCGTCGTTTGCGTCATCCCACAGCTTCTTCCAAGACCCCCAGGTCGTGTTGCTGCCGCTCCTCTGCCAGATGTTCCCGTTGTCCGTGAACCCAAGCTGGTGAGACGACCCGCCGGTCCAGTCAGTGCCGGTACCATACTGGCGGAACGTCAACAGTCCGAAGTAGTTTCCGCCGTCGTCCAGCCCGTTCGACGTGTTCGCCTTGAAGTCGAAGACGACACCCCTGTCGATGGTCTGAGGGGTTGTCGCAGCATTGCGCGTGTCCGATACAACAACCGCTGCCGCGTATCCCGAAATGCTGATCGTGTAGGTTCCCGACAGCCGGTCCGCTGGCAGCGTCCCCGCGTTCAGGTTGCCCGCGTTCAGGTAGTAGCTGCCGTGCTGGCCGTCCAGAAAGTCGGCGTTGAGGTTGTCGACCTGGGTCGTAGAGACGATCGACAGGGGAGCCGTCCCCGTAGGGACCAGGCTCTGGATCTGCGAGTGGAACGGGAGCGGCATAGCTTAGAACCCGATGACGACGACGCGGTAGGCTGTACCGTTGGCGACGTTGGCCGCGAAGCGCACCGTCACTGTGCTGGTCGTCGCCATCTCGACGTCGGTGAAGACCTGGGCGTAGGGCGAGGCACTCTGGTACACCATCACAACGACATCCCGGGTCCCCAGGTTGTGCGTGACCGTGAACGACGCCGTGCTGCCGTTGCCCGTGATCGTGCTCGACGAGATCAGTTGGCCGAAGCCAAGCGTCCCGCCCACACGTCGGAAGATCTGGCCATCGGCCGTCGCAGCAATGTCCGCGACGTTGCCCGTGCTGTTCGCGCTCCGGCCGATGACCGAGGTGGCCGCCCCCTGGCGGAGCATGGTGTCGAGCACTTTGTTCGCACCGATCGCTGTGATCCCCGTGCTGCCAATCTGCACGTCCCCCGTCATCGCCACCCAGGTCGGAACGCTCGAGGCATTGGCGATCAGGATCTGAGACGCCGCGCCCGGGGCTGCCGCCGAGACCGCGGACGTGCCGTTTCCGAGCAGCACACCGTTGGCCGTGAGAGTGGTCGCGCCGGTACCACCGTTGGCGACAGCGAGCGTCCCCGTGACGTGCGTGGTGAGGCCGACCTTGCCCCAGCTCGGGGCTACGCCGGATCCCCCGGAGATCAGGACGTTGCCGGTGGCCGCAGCCGCCAGGGGCGCGATCGTCGAGGCGCCGCTTGCGACGAAGATGTCGCCGGCCGTGTAGGCCCCGATCTGGGCGAAGTGAATGGTGTTGCCATCGAGGACGAGGCCCCGGCCGGCAAGGTAGGTGCCCGCTCCGGAGAACTGGGCCCAGGTCAGTCCGGTGGTGTCGAGGACGACCGTGGCGTTTGCCGTCATCACCCAGCCGGTGTCCGACAGCGCCGTGCCCTCCTCGACGAAGGTGAACGATCCGGGCGAAGCCTCCGCGGACGTGTCGAAGTCGGGGGCACGCTCGAGCACCCAGGGCGTGTAGGCGTCGCCCCCAACGATCACCACATAGATGCCGTTGTTGGCCGCACTGGCCTCGTTCTTGACCAGGATGCGGTTGCCGACAGATACGAAGGTCCCGTCGACCTGCAGCGCCGCATTGGCCGACGCCGTGATGCGCTTGGTCGCGGAGGAGTAGGTGTTCGCCGCCAGAGGCGCCGTGGTGGCAAGGCGGACCGACTGCTTGACGTCCAGACCGACCGAGACCGCATCCACGTAGGCCTTGGTCGCAGCATCCTGGGGGCTCACCGGATCGGCCAGGCCGGTGATCTTGAAGCCGCCCATGGCCACGTCCGCGGCGGCAGCGCCGAAGCCCGAGATGGAGATCAGGTTTTTCGCTGTGGCCGCGCCGACTCCGCTGCCGTTGCCGACGATGAAGGAGCCGTTGGCCAGGGCGATGTCACCGGGGACAACCGACAGCGCCGTGATGTTGAGGGCGACGTTGCCAGACCCGTTGAAGCTGACCGCCGCGGCCGTGGCCTTGCCCGTGATCGAGAAGTCCCGCGCCGTCGCGAGGGTCGTGGCCGTGGAGGCGTTACCCGACAGCGTGGCCGTGATCGTTCCCGCCGCGAAATTGCCTGAGGCGTCGCGCCGGACGTCGGTGTTGGCCGTGTTGGTCGTGGCGCTGGGGAAGATCTCCTGCCAAGTGGTGCCGTCGTGCCACCCGATCCGGTTGTTGGCCGTGTTGTAGTAGACCTGGCCGGAGACTCCAGCAGGAGCCGTCGCAAGCTGGTGCAGGCGCATGTTGAGCGCCTGGTTCTGGTTCAGGTCGAGATTGTTGAGAAAGGGAATGGCCATGGGTCAGGTCTCCTCTGCGGTCACAATACGAGGTAAGCGCGGCCCGAAAAGCCAGCGGAAAAGTCCACCGTCAGGATGTTGACGTCGATGTAGGTGACCTCACCGAAGCCCACCCGATTGGCGCTGTCTACGACGGCCACCGCCGGGTAGCCGCCCATGCTGTGCGTGATCGTCCAGGTGGACGCGGGAATGTCCTGGTGGTGGATGTACTGGGCTCCGCCGGCCGCGAGGATCTCCTGCACGTCGGCCAACTTTTCGGTGACGGCTCGCCGCCACTTGTCGACCGCAATAGCCGACGTGTCCCCAGGACCGGCCGCCACCTGCCGGCGCACATCGGCCTCGAGGCGATCGATAAAGGCCTCGGTGTACTTGCCCAGCCGTTGAGCTTCGGTGTCGGTCGGGGAGATCAGCCGCTTGAGGCGAGACATGCTCCCTGTGATAGCCGCCCCGGTTTTCCCACTCAAGGCCAACCCGTCTCCAAAAAATTGTGGTGGGGTAGGGGTCAAGGGACCCGTTCAAACGCAAGGACAGAAGGAAGGGGTGGGGTCCGTGTCGAGACCCGCAACCAACTGGCCGGTGCGGATGGAACCAGCCCAGTCGGGTCGAGATCGGAAGGGTGGGGTAGGCTCCGACCCATCCGTCCCCCGTGATGCGTCCGGACAGGCCTGGTGGGGGTAGGACATTGGCCTCTCGAGCACCCCTCGACATGCGTTTCACCCAATGTTTACGGGCCTTTGCTCGATGTTCGGGGGTCGAAGTGAATATAATACCGATTGTGCGCGAATGTGCGAAAACAGGCCGAAAACCGCGGTTTCCGAGGTGACCGCAACGAGGGGGTCGGACATTGCCCCCTCCGGCGCTCCGCTTCGCATCCGGATTCCGTGATGCGTCGGGCCTCGGTCCGGGCGCTCGCCGGCCGCGGTTTTTATGGCCGGGACCTCGCCGAGCGCCCGGGCGGCGGGACTTTGCGGCGCAAAGTGACGGCTATCCGAAGCCTCCCGCGGCCGGGTCCGGACCTCCCGGCGCTCCGCCAGGTCCTCCGTCTCGAGCCCTTGCGCTACGCCCCGCACTCCGTCCACGCCTGAGCAGAATCACGCCGTTTCCCGAAATCGACCTACGCTCCAAGACGGGGGTGCGGGCGCAAGCCCGCGGCCTCCCCACAACTCACCTAAATCTCTTCCTACCTTTACTTCTACAATTTTTAGTCAATAAATACTTAGGCATTTATTCGTACATCTTCCCTGGGAACGCTTTCCCCCGTGGTTTGGCGAGCAGCCCTCGGGGCTCCGCCCGGCCCCTCCTTCCTGGCCCTCCGACGCTCACGCCCCAAGGCCCTTTCCCGGGCCTCTGGGCGGCCCTACAGCCCTCGGGCGCCCTCCCCGGCCCTCTCGACCCTCTCCACCATCCATGGCCGCCCTGCCAGCCCCGCTTGGCCGTTCCCCGGACGCCCTGCTCGGGGCTCCGCCAGGCTCCTCGAGCCCTTCCGCGGCTTCAACTGGTGCAACAAATACCCCCAACAAATACGAATAATGCCCCTCAACAGTACGTAACTCAGGCCGGTTCTCCCCCACATCCTTACATGCACTTACGTCTCCTTACGTACTTTTCGGGGCTTCGCCGGGCCTTTTATTCCATCCCCTTTATTTTACCGTAACAAGGGGACTTTCTTTCAATTCGTTCTTGAGTCGATGCCGTCGGCGCCCTATTGATCTCGCCGTCATGCTTGCTGCCCCTGATCCGGGTGATGCGCCGGAGGTCCTTACCTACGCCGTCGCCCCCACCGCCGCCCTCGATTCTGCTCAGAATATGGAATCGACCTCGAACCCACCGCCGGCCCTCTCGGCACCCGCCCACGCCGCTCTGGGCCGCGCCCCCCGCCTCCGGGACTGGACCCCTGGCGGAGATCCCGCCCCCTCGGCACCCACAGTCTCCCAGGCCACTCGGCGGACCGTGAGCCTTTCCGCTGAGGTCGGGACGCCCCTCGATGCGGTCCTCACCCACCTCGTCGCGGCCTTCCAGGCGGCCTCCGGACTGGCGGACGGCGGCCAGGTGCCCGGAACCCTCGCAGAAGCCCCTTCCAACCGGCCCACGACCCGCTCCAAGCCGGACTGCCCCCGCACTCTGGGGAGGCCGCCGATCCTCCGCAGCGGCGAAGTCAGCTCCCCCGACGGCGCCGGGTGCGGCGGTTTCTCGAACCTGGTGGAACTGGCCCGCGTCATCCACTGCTCCTACCCGGGCCTGGTCGCCAAGTACCACGCGGCGGCCGCCGAACAGGGCTTTTCGGTCGACTCGCACCCCGGCTTTGAGTTCGTTCACAAGGGCCACCGGGTGAGGATGTTCCCTTCCTACAGCCCGAAAGCCTGAGCTTGCCAAGACCCCTTTTGTCCTCTAAATTACCATGACCATGCAACGATCCCCTCAGGACCTGGTGCGCGGCCTCTCAGCCGCCCGCATCGCCGCTTTGGTGGCTCCGCCCGCCAAGAAAACGCAACCCCCCGACCCGCGGCCTCCGGCGCCGCCGACGCCTCCGAAAGAGGTCAAGCGCGGCCGTGGCAGCACCCTCCCGCAGTTCCAGCCGCGGGTGCCGCAGGAGGTCGTCGACTCCATCCGGCGCGAGCGGGACGCTGGTGCCCGCGTGGTCGATCTGGCGGCCAAGTACGGCGTCTCCGCCCCCTACGTGACCCTGGTGACCTACGGCATGCGCCGGGCCTCCGGCATGGAAGGAGGTGCCCTGTGAGCGCCACCATCAACACGGCCGACATCGACTACCAGATCGGAGTCATGCAGGCCTTCAAGGCCGGCACGAAGATCG